CGACCTGTTCCGCCGCGAGTGGTTCCAGATCGTCGACGAGGTTCCGGCGGAGCTGAAGTGGGTCCGCCGGTGGGACTTGGCGTCGACGGAGCAGGAGGAGCGGGACAACCCCGACTGGACGGCGGGCGGGCTGGTGGGTGAGCACAAGGGGATTTACTACATCGGCGACATGCGGCGCGCCCGGCTGTCCCCCGATGGGGTGGACCGGCTCATCTCCCAGACGGCGGCGGTGGACCACGCCACGCGTGTCGTCGTGATCCGCATGGAGCAGGAGCCGGGGGCGGCGGGGAAGATCGTCATCGCGCACTATCAGCGCGGCATCCTGAAGGGGTACGACTTCCGAGGGGTGCCGTCGTCGGGCAGCAAGGTGGACCGCGCGCGGCCCGTCAGCTCGGCGGCGGAGGCGGGGAACGTCCGGCTGCTGGCAGGGACGTGGATCGAGGACTTCCTGGACGAGATCGAGGCGTTCCCCAACGGGTCGTACGACGACCAGGTCGACACGATCAGCGGGGCGTTCGCCGACATCATGCGGATGCCGCATCGGGAAACGAAGTCGACCCGCACCCTTGAAGGCCCGAGCGGAAGTCGGTATGATCGGGAGAACAACCCGCTGGGACTCGACCTGGACGACGAGAGGTACACCGACACCGATGCCTAAGATGAAACACATCGTCAGTCTGTCAGGCGGCACGGCGTCGGCGGTGGCGGCCGATCGGGTGCTGGAGCGCTACGGGCATGAGGCGACGACCCTATGGTTCGCCGACACGGCGTGGGAGGACGAGGACCTCTACCGTTTCCTCGCCGATCTCGAAGCCTACTGGGATGTCGAAATCCTCCGCCACCGGGACGGCCGGACCCCCCTGGAGGTCGCCGAGGGTGCCTCCATCATCCCGAACCAGCGCCGCGCCCCCTGCTCGCTCCAGCTGAAGATCGCGCCCTTTCGGCAGTTCCTCGCGGCCCACGACCGACCCGTGACGGTGCATCTCGGCTTCGACTGGTCTGAGGAGCACCGGATGGCGAGGCCCAAGGCGGAGTACGAGGCGATGGGGGTGGGGGTGGACTTCCCCCTCACCTGGAAGCCCATCACGCACCGGCGCTACTACGACATCGTCGCCTACTGGGGCATCAAGCCGCCGCGGCTGTACGACCTCGGCTTCCCCCACAACAATTGCGGCGGGCGCTGCGTCAAGCAGGGGCTGAAGGAGTGGATGCGGCTGCGCGCCACGATGCCCGAGCGGTTCGCCGAGGTGCGGGACTGGGAGCAGGCGCAGCGGGCGAAGGGTGGAGCTCGTGCGGGCTACGCGATCGCTCGGGATCAGAGCGGCGGGAAGGTGACGCCGTTGCCGCTGGCTGACCTGGAGCGGCGCGAGAAGACGGGGCAAGTCGAGATGTTCACCTACAAGAGCGACGAGTTCGGGTGCTTCTGTGAACTCTGAGGCGCGCTGTCTACGTTGCAGGCGCGCCAAGGCGATCGCCGAGGCCCCTGGCCGCCGCGGTAGCTTGCGACCCGTTGGCCCCCAGCATTGTCGAGGGCAGGCCCCGGACTGTCGGTGTCCCTGCGGCGGTCCTGGCAGCTCCTCGGTTCCGACGAGGGTTTTATGAGCCACCTGATAGACGTCATCGACGGCACCGACCGCCAAAAGGTCTACGTGGGCCGGTGCGTCTTGCGACGGCAGGACGGCGCGAGCTGGGAGTATCACCCGGCCGACGGCTCTCACGAGTCGGTCTACGTCATCTGGGACGGCGGCATCCTGCCGGACGATGGCGACGTGACGGTCGCCCTTGGTTGCGATAGCTGCCTGGGTCCGGCCCTGTTCTACATCGGGGCGACCGAGCAGCCCCCCGACGAGATCGTCGCGTCCGACTGGGCCTTCAAGGGCGCGGTGTGCCGACTGGGGGTGGAGATGACGTGTCAGATGTGCGGGGTAGCGCTGACGCAGCAGCCGACGCGGACCGAAGGGGGACTGGCGCTTGCGAACTGAAGGAGACGACTAATGAAAATCCGGCCACAGATAATAATGGCGATGGCATTCATCACCCTCTCGGCTGGCTTCGCTATGTGGATTGGGTGGAGGATGGAGGCCAATGAGATCGTCACCGGCGCTCTCGGCTCAATGGGAGTAGTCGGCATCCTAGCTATGAAGTTGCTGGAGGGTGAGTGATGAGACTCTACAGGGCCTTCAAGGCGAGGCGGGACTGGGTTCTCGGGAAGATCGAGTACCTTCAGACCGAGTCCACGAGGTGGCGCACCCTTTTCAACCTCGTCAAGTCCCCGTACCTGCTGCTGCGTGCTGCGGGGTTATCCCCGCAGATGGCGATGGGTTTGCTGGTCGTAGGTGGTGGGGTAGGCGGGGGCGTGGTGGTGAACGAGACGGTATTTGCTGATCGATCGTTCTCTCGTGGCGACGCGGGTGTGTATAGTGCGCCGCTTGATACCCCTACGTTCTACAGCGATTCCGATAACACGCTTAGGGTGGATTTAGGGACGACAAGCGTGGGCGAGATCATCATCGAGAACGTGACCGTAGGCACGGCCTTCACTGGCTCCACGCTCCCGTCTGGACAGAGCAACGTGATACAGATAGGCGGCACCGCAGCATCGTCGGGGTTCACGGCCACCTGGTTAGAGGTCGGACATTTAATAATTGACCGCTGGCGGTGTACGTCGTTCTCCATGACGGATATCGAGGCGCATACGCTCAATATTCGTTTCAACGCCAGTGACGGGCAGAGCATCAGCCCGGTGGCGGGGACTCCCAGGGCCAGGGGCATCGGCGGGGGCAATCGAGCCGACTCGATGATGACGAGCGGAGGCACTTACGACCAGATTGTTATCGGAGCGCCTACTAGTGGCGTCAATGGAAAAGTGGATGTTTTGCGGCTTTCCAATCTCCTCACCAAGGGAGGAGCCTGCGTCCTGTCGCGTATCAAGGCGGGGACGATTGACGTGGAGTTCATGGAGGTGGGGGCCGGGAACGGCTTCGGGACGAAGGAGTTCGTCGTGGCCTCCAGCACCATCTACAAAATCGCAGACATCAAGGACAACGTCGAGATTAGCATAAGCCCGCCATGAAGAGTGACCATATAAGCCCCAGAGCGGAGAGGGTGGCACATAACCGAGTTTCTTTCGTATTTCGGCCCAGGAACCCCGGTGACACGCCATGTCTGATTCCAGCGTCACTATTACCTACGTGGTTAAGCCTTGGTGGAAACGGTTTATCGTAGCCTTGGAGATCGCCATCTTCGGCTCGGCCATCATAGAGGGGGAAATCAGTAATGTAGAGGGGGATGGTAGTGAGGTGTGAACCCTGTTACCATCCCCCTCGCCGAGTCCTGGGGTTAGATCGTAGCGTCTTCGTCGCACAGCTTGGCGATATCCAAGCCGTTAAACGAGACGCCGCGGGTGAAACTCAACACCCGGCGGTCGTGTGGTCGCGGAGGGCGGGCCAGCTGCGTGTTCTGAGGGCGGCGGTCCTGGAAGCGATGCCCACGTGGATAAGCAGGCTCTATGGCTACCGCTAGCTGCCCCGTCTGCCCCCACGCGACGCGGAACCACAACGCGGACGGCTGCCGTCGTCGGGGTGGCGCGAAGGGGTGCGGGTGCGGCTGGAACCCGATGCGGCAGCGCCACCTCGTGCGCCAAATGCGCGCCCCGCAGCGGGGGTGGCGACCGCCGCGACCACGGGTCATACGGCGGCAGCCCGAGCGGGCCTTCAGCCGGGAGCAGCACCGATCGGAGGGTGATGGGTGACGCCTGAGCAGCAGCGCAGCAAACGAACGATTGATAGAATGGCGCTGGTGTTCCTTGGTGACGGGCCTGGGGGCCGTCGCGCTGGGGCTGCTGGCGATAGTGCTATCATAGGATCGGAGGTCTCAACATGATGCAACCCGCCTTCGCGATAGCTGGAGACGTCGACCCCGTCGCCCTCTCGATCATCAACTGGGTCGAGGAGCAGATCGACGCTAAGAGGGCCGACTACGCCCTGTACCGCCGGTATTACGGTGGCGACCACAAGGTCCTCGTGACGAAGCGGATGCGGAAGTTCTTGCCGCAGAACCTCACCTTCCGCGACAACCTGTGCGACGTCGCGATCGACTCGATGGCGGAGCGGATGCGGGTGACGGGGTTCGAGGTCGAGGGGGCGGACGATACTGATCAGCGGGGCAAGTGGCTGTGGGACCTGTGGAAGACGGCGCGGATGGACCGTGTTCAGAGCGTTGGCCATACGGAGACGCTGATGCTGGGCGATGGGTACGTCCTGGTCGACTGGGACAACGTGGGGCGGCGGCCCCGCATGTTCTACCAGGAACCCGAGATGATGATCCCGCACTACGACGCGTCGACCGGCGAGCTCGCGTGGCTGAGCAAGAAGTGGCGGGTGGAGGCGGAGGTGGGCGAGGAGTCCGACACCCACCGGCTCAACCTCTATTACCCCGACCGGATCGAGAAGTACGTCTCGGAGCGGACCGTCTGGAAGCAGATGCGGGACGAGACGGATACCGACTGGCCGCAGCCGTGGGTCGACTCCGCGGGTCAGCCCCTCGGCATCCCCGTCATCCACTTCCGCAACATGTCGCTGTCGGACGACTACGGGCGGAGCGAGCTGTCGAACGCCGTCCCGCTCCAGGACCTCATCAACAAGTCGCTGATCGACTACACCCAGGTGGCGGATACGATGGGGTGGCCGCAACGCTACCTCGTCAACATCACGACGGGCCGCAGTGAGATGGATATGGTGCCGGGGGCGCTGTGGGAGCTGATGGCGGAGACGGATGGCTCCTACGCCGTCGGCCAGTTCGCCACCGCCGACCTGGGGGCGCTGCTGAAGGGGATGGAGATGCTGGTGGACCACTTCTCCGCCGTCACGCGGACGCCGAAGCACTTTCTCCACCTGTCGGGCAACTACCCGTCGGGGGAGGCGCTGAAGACGGCGGAGGCGGGGCTGGTGTCGAAGATCAGCGAGCGCCACACCGACTTCGGCAACTCGTGGGAGGACGTGATGAAGATGGCGCTGCGGCTGGAGGCGGTGTTCGGCCAAGAGACGGTCGGTGCGATGGGTGACGACGTCGTCCTCAACACCATCTGGAAGGACCCCGAGACGCGCAACGAGGAGGCGCACTACCGGGCGCTGGCGATCAAGAAGGACACCCTCGGCGTCAGCCAGGAGCAGATATGGCGCGAGCTGGGGTACGACGACACCCAGATCGAGGCGATGCAGAAGGACATCGAGGACGAGCAGGTGAGGGCGTCGAACCTCGGCAGCGCGGTGCTGGAA